CATTGCTAGTATACCCGCAATAGGAGCCAGCCGCCCGTATTGCCAACTTGTCCATTTACCATCCTTGCCTTTAAAAGCAAAACTGTAAGGCTCTAAACCACTGCGCCTCCAGGCTGTACGGGCGTTCTTATCTTTTGGCCCCATACCCGTGATCTTAAAATCTGGCACCATCTCTCCAGTGGCGTACATAGCAGTCATCGCAAACATACTAGAACCCATAACAAACTTTGACATAGCAATGTCTGCACTTGCCCCACCCGCTTTCATGTCTCTCCAAAAAGCGGGAGTGATACCCGCCACTGGGGTGCGCTCTATTGTCTCAGATACGATATTCATTGGTGTCTTAAAAAATGGTACAAATATTTTCATTAGCGGATGAGAAAATCCGCCTTGTGCCCAGCGTGCGACTTTACCCAAATCACCCTGGAATGTGGTTCGTACTGCAAAATCCTCGGCACCCTTTACAATTGTAGCATCGTGTCCAGCTAATATTCGAGCCCCTTCCAAAACTGCATCATCCTGTGACATTCCATTATTAATTAATTCAGTCATGCGGCGATTGGCGAGAGCTTCCAACTCCATGCGATACAACACGCCTTTAGCAAACTCATCTTCCATCAACAACATTCGAGAACCTAAAGCCCGGACAGTAATTCCATACGCATCAATAGCTTTTGCTAACCCGTTATTTTGAATATTGAGATATTCACTTGATATAGCTTTGTCTACACGATTGTCTATTTTTGAGGCACCTCTACCAAATGAGCCCTCCTCCTTTACTGCCGCTTTATAAGCCGCCTTACTTCCAATTTCTAATCCTCGCCCAAGTGACTGCAACATTGACCACGCCTCGGTCATCTGCACTCGCTCATCTCCGCCCAGGCCGCGGAATATGTCTGTTCTTATTTTACCTATGACCCCAGCTAATGCCCTCTCCGGTACTTGCAAAGCTCCAAAGACTGTGTTTCCAACAACGTTAACAGCATGGGTTACTGGTGAGGATAGCAATGAATTGATAAATGCTTCCGAGAAAACGTCTAAACCTTTTTGGAATATAGTTCTCATATATCGAGCTTTATGCGCTTGTGTCGGCAATGATAAATAAGCGGCCTTAAAATTATCAAGCCCTTCTTTATCAGTTCCAAATCGTGCCAGCATCTCAGGCACGCTAGACATTTTGCTGGTATCCAATGCACCAATTTTACCAGCATGAGACAACACAGCCATAGCGCGACCAGCCTCTGCAATTGCGCCGGATGTTTGTATTTCAATTGATCCAGCCAGCGGCAAGAATTGCAATAGATCAGCGTCATCGTATTTACCACCGCCAGAAGCAATATCTTGCATTATTTCATCGAGATGGTTCATCGTATTTAATCGCACCCAAACTGCTCGGGCCATTTCTACATCATTAAACGCCTCACCTTTTTTTCTTTGAAGCAACTGTATCGCCGCCTCATCCCATCCAATCGATTGGGCATCTTTAACAATCTGATCCATTGTCCGGGAGTGGCGTCTTGCGACAGAAATATCCTCATCCCATAAACGGTGTAATGTTTCTAAATATTGCTTTTGACTGTCTTCCAAGTTCATTTGCCGTAAGTTCGGCATTGGTATTTTTATTTCAGCATCAGGCGCAAGGTCTAATATTTTTCTAAATTCATCACCCTTAGCCGGATCAATTGGATTAATAATAATTTGCCCATCAATCAGTTCAGCGGGTGGCACTTCCTGTTTAGGTGGAACGGGAACATCATCTGCTGCCGCATTAATTGCTTTACCCATACGGCCAAGAGATCCTAAAATTGCTACCTCAGTCTCTTCGGGTTGGGGTTCAATTACCTCTGGCAATTCAATTTGAGGAGCTTCAAGAGGCATCTCTTGCTGACCATCTTCAATAATTAAATTTGGATCAGTTATCATTTTCGTCCTCCATCATACCGCCGCCTATTAATAATCCGGCTCCAGACATCAAGGGTATTTTGCCTTGCAAGAATCCTTTAAATATTGCGTCCTTAGATTTATTTAATGCCTGGGCGGTGACATCTACACGCTCATTAATTAATTCAACAATGCTCTTTGGTGCCGAGCCTAAACCTGTAAAATTACCATTAGCAAACCAAGACAATGACTGCGCTTCAGCGGGTAACACACCCAAACGATCAGCAACCATTTTATATAAATCAGAGAATACCGCATACTCGGTTTGTTGTTTTTTACCATCAACTACTTGTCCGTCTAAAGTGTCTGCTAAATCTTTACCCGAGTAATGTGAAGTATTGGTTGGATCTTTTAAATATGCTTTATACGCCGCATCACTGCCAAACCATTGCCGTGGTATTGAACCTGGTGCGACCTCATTTAATACGTGCAACGCACCCCGAATTGCGTGAGTGTCTACAGTGACGCCATTTAAATTTCCACTAACATTTTCTGCAAACGTAGCGGGTTTTGGGTTAGTGCGGTAATCAATTTTACCATCATTTTTTAATGCATCTAATAATATCTTATGGATACCCGCGCCTTTACCTGGTTGTTTTTCGTTAATCATCATTGGAAAGCCAACTTCGTTAATACCCGATCCCCCTGGCCCTACTATTTTATCATAGTTTATTCCTTGACTTTCTTTTGCCCGAACCAAGGAGGCACTTCTTAAATTTGGTTCAGTCTGTGTTCGTGGGCTGGTTGCCGCATATTTAAACGCAAAGTCTTTAATACTTGCCATTGCCTCTTTAGTTGATATGCCCAATTCTTGAGCCTTAGTAACTAATGGACCTAAATGATAAAAGTATTGCACATTTGTTCCCACATGAGGCCGCGCACGCTCTGCTAATATATCAGCAATTTGCTCCATGTTATCAACAATACCCTTAGATCGTTCTTTCTTAGGCAACTTTGCGCCAACTGGGGCTCGAGGCACAGGCGTTTCAATTTGTGCCTCTGGCATCACTCCATTTGCGTAAGACTCGGGTGTTACATCAAACATTTGTTCACCAGATGGTTGCGTCCGTTTATCTGGTTTTAATTCCATCTCTTTTGCTTTTGTCTTTAACACTTCGCGTAGGGTTGGGATTTCAGCGTCATCAATAGGATCTGATTTTAATACTTTAGCTACTTTGCCAGCCCCAGCAATAGCCGCATCACCAACTGCGCCAACTGGATTAGCACTGAGCGTTGTCCCGGACATTGCATCAGACAATCTTTTTTCTGCCGCCTCGCCAGCTTCTATTATTGTATTGGGGTCCATTTCCCTGACAGTTTTTACACCTTTAACAATTGACTCAACTACGGCAGACGGGACTACATCCTGGACAAGATTCCGAAATCTATTTTCAGCTTCAGTGTCGTTGGGATCAGTCTGTATGTAATCTGCAATGTTTTTAACAATTGGATTTTCTGGTTCAAAACTATTTATAAAATTACCGAAGTTTGGATCATCTGGATTAAAAGCAAATGCTCCAGATAAACCCTCTGCCACCAATGCCGCTAATGGCCGCGCTACTCCTACTGCTCGTAATGCCTTAAAGGGTCCAATCATACCCGCACCAAACTGCGCCAGCCCCTCGCCTAAACCTCGAGCCACAGGGTTCACGCCTTCTTTTTCAGCCATCTTGCCTGATGACTTTAACATCTTACGCCATACATCCGCCTGGTCTTTATCAATAATACCAGCCGAATACGCCGCCTCTCCACCCGCATTCAATATGCCTCTAATAACCATGTCAGGTAGATCGCCAATTGTAGCACCTACATTCCCAATATACTCTCCAAACTCATCTAATATATCAAGCTCATTTGTATTACTTGTTTCAGTTTGAGGCTCGGCATCTGTTGGGACGACTGGCGGCGGCGGAGGCACAACTGTATAACCAGAGGCAGATCCACGCACATCACTTGGCTCAAACACTTCACGGGTCTCAAAGCGTTGTTTTAATAGATTATCAAATTTCTCATCCATTAATCCATGCCCTCTACTTTTTTCATTAATGCTCGTGCCTTTTCAAATTGAGATTTTAGCATAGGCTCAAATTTATTGCTTTTTATAGCTTTTGTTAGCCCGTCAGAATCTTTTTTATATCCCTCTGGTAGTTTATCAAATGCCCGATTTATAGTTTTTTGAAGCTTGACTTTTTCGTCTGCATTAATTTCGGCTGTAACATCTTTAATTGCCTGATCTACAATTCCCTCATAATCAAATGGCTTTGATGGAAGTTTTTCGCCGTCTTTAATTTTGTTTGTTAATTCTTTTTCAAACTCAATTTTTTTGTTAATTAATTTATTTACGACACGATCATATTTTAATCTTTGTAGCCTTACGTCACCCGTCAACATTTTTAATGGTAAACTTAAATCCGGTTGAAATTTTTCTTTTACAATTGCTTTACCCTGATTAATTAGCCTATCTCTCTGGGTAGCCATCTTTTCGTAATAATCTGCTTTTGTACGAGATGATATTTCTGCATCAGCAATTTCAAGATAGGTTAATGAGTTGACTGAAAGTAATTGATTTAGCCGTTCAATAGCGGGTTCTGAGTCTGCAATTACACCCGAATCTTTGGCGTATATCTTTTCATATTTATCCGCTAAAACTGGATCAATCGCTCTTATGTCATCAATAGCCTTTTTCATTGCGGGTCTATCATCTTCGCTTTGTGCCGCAGTGAAGTTACCTTGAAAGTCTATTAATAAAGTTTTGTTTTCAGTGTTTTCAATTATCTCTTGATTGCGCCGCGCATTGTTAAATTGATTGGCTTGTTTTTGTAGTCTGCCAATTACCTCTAATCTTTCGCTATTATCCATTGTGTCCCAAATGTCTCTTGCATATTGGGGAAGTGAGGATTTCTGTTTTCTCTTTTTGTCAGCGTATTTTGTAACTTCAAAAATAGCTTGGTTCGGGCGGGTGGCAAATTCACTGGTTAACGTCCAACCAAGTATTGCGTCAACTTTAGCCCTAGATATTGTTTTGCGATAATTGTTAATTGCGCTTTTAATTTGGCTTTCACGCACGTTGGGTTTTTCCAACATATTGCGAACTTTTATTTCACCGAGTTTTATTTTATCTAAGACACTAACCTCGCTGTTATTGTCATGCGATAGAATTATTTGACGATGTGTTTCAGTAAACTCGCCAACATTTTGTAAAGCATCATCCTTACTTCTTTTTATTTCTTTAGCCATAAACTCGCGTGAAAATTGGACCACTTGAGAATTAGCAAGAATTGACAAGCTTGCATTTACTTTAGCCCCGGAAGATGGGGATATTGATGACAGTGTGGTAGAATATTCTTTTACAATTGAATCCAATGATGCTGTGAAGTCTTGGGGATTCATATCTGGATTTGACGCTGCCTTAGCAAATGCCTCGCTTAATGCTCTACGAGCTGACACTTCAACCCGATCTTCCAATACTGATAAGCTGGCTTGATACGCCGCTTGATCATAAATCTTTAAGGATGACCCATCTCCAGGTAAATCAATTGCCTCTCCAGATTTTTGCGCTAATTGCACTTGTTCAATTGTCGGCGCATTTTTGGCACCGAACATTGCACCCGCCGCTTTAGCCTGGGCACCCGCTATCTTAAATCCTTGCTGTGCGACTTGATCCATACGACTAGCAAGAGATCCGTATAAGTCAGACTCGGCATCCAAAGCAATATTCTTTAATGGTACTCTCGGTGTGCCGCCAGACGCTGGTCCAACCGATCCTTGAATTAAACTTGGAAAAGGAAATCTTTGCGTTGCCATTAGCTTAAACCAAAATAATTACTAAAAGGATTTTGAGGAGTTGATATTTTAGGGCCAAACCCAATTAATTGATTGTTTGTGTAGCCTTGAAATGTTGGCTCACTTGGAATACTTGTTTGATACATTTTAAAAGCACCCGTGCCGAGAGTAAACAATGCACCAAATACACCTTTCTGGTATGCCGCCTTACCGGCTCGCCTGGCCTGACCAGCTTGTGCCAGTTGCATATTTGCCTGAGCTTCCCCCGTTAATCTGGTGATTGTCTCATTGCCTTTTGCAAATCCGTAGTTAGTGCCACCTACATTTAAAGCCCGGGTACGTAGCCCAAATGGATTACCGCTAAATGGGTCCATATGCCCGGCACCAGCGGCGGCATTGATTTGAGCCATTTTAACTAATGTATTTTCTAATTCATCTGCCGCTTGTTTGCGGTGCTTCAATGATTCCTGTTTGGCATTAAAACGGCTAAACTGTGCTTGGGTCTCTAGTTGGGACGCCATAAACTCATATTGTTGTTTTTGAGCTCCGGCTTGTTTTAATTGGCTAATCGCACTGATTGCCGTAAATGCCATTGATAATGCGCTCATTAGTCTACCGCCACGCTCACTCGATAATCGAGATTAAGTAAAGTCATAAACATTGGTTGGCTCTGTGTTATTTCAATTTGTCCTTTAAAACCATATCCAAGGAATGGCCCCATAACTTTAGTGCCTGTAAATTTCTGCACACCCTGATCCAATACGCCTGTGCCGAGTTGTCTCATAGGCACATCACTACCATTGACTGCAATGTTCTGTGTGTTGTCTAAAATCAGGGATGCCTTCACAATGCGTTTTTTATTGCCCGTCACTGGACCGCTCGGCAATCTGGTCTCTACAGGCATTGTGCGAACCAGCGGGGTACTTTTAATTGCGCTGTTTGCCAGAGTGTCTGTAAATGTCGGATATTCTAACCCAATTTCTAAATAGGTAGTCGCTGTCCGATTTGTTGTTACTTCATTAGATGCTACAGTCACATCCGGCAGAATGTTATCGTCTGCAATAACTTTACACGTCTGATCCTCAATAAAACTTAAACTGCCAACTGTAGTACTTGTAGGCAAATTGCCAGCGACAGAAGTAAACTGAATTGAGCAATCAGTGGTGTGATCATTATTAAAAGTCTCCAAGTAATAAACTTCAGTGTTGGTAAAGTTAGTTGCAGTCAGTTTTGCAGTGTCGGATGAGGTGACTGTTAGATTAGTTTTACCAATAGCGGCTCTAGTCACTGTCACCACTGCACCTGATGCGCTGGCTGAAAAGTTAGCATTGCCATTTATTGCGGCAGCGAGATTAGTCGCAGTTTGATTGTTTGATGTTGCGCTAACCCATACATTGGTTGTGGCACTTCCGGCTGATGTAAACGTAACCTCAGTGCCCGAGGATGTTGACATTTTAATCGTGCTACCAACGGCGATACTTCCAAAACTTGAGACTGTAATTGTGCAAGTCGATTCATTTGGTAGTGTTCTTTTTATTACGCTGTATAATAATGGCGTATCGGAATCCTCAACCTGGCAATCTAGGAAAGATCCATCTGTGGTAAATAAACTAGGTGCGATAATATTTTGAGATCGCAGAATAGAAAACACAGCCATAGAGCCGTCACCGGAATTAGTGATTGTTAATAAATCACCCTCATCCACATTTGTTCCGCGGCGCATGCACATCCGGGTAGGTGTCTGCAATAGATGTGAGGACAACATTGATATGTCATTTGAGACATATGCTCCCTCAACGTCAGAGAATAGGAACTCTCGAATAGCTTTACCGCCGCGTTGTAGATACAGCGTGCCGCCCTCAGTACTAACGGGCTGGGTGCCTTGCTTAGATCCCCGAGTGGTCATTGGCTTAAATATAAAACTCAATGGTGTCAGCGGAGATCCATCAATCTGAGGACAAATAAATTCTGTGCCTGTTGTAAATATCTGCAAGTCTCTTCCAGAAAAGATGCCTACAATTGCGTTCAGTTGGTTTGTATCGATTGTAGCTTGCATACCCTCGTCATCGAGTGACTGACCGGGATCGAAATCAAAAAAGTCTCCCACCCTCGATGCCCAAACTGTAGACGGCAATGAGAATGATCCACCGATAATTAATCTGCCTTCATGGAATGTAGCAGTCCGAGGCCACTTCCTAGATGATGACCACGCCGCTTCGTATCCGGTTTCTAATGTCCAGGCACCAGACGCAATTGCATCAGTCGAAAAAAAAGGGACTTCTGTAGTAGCCTTAACGACTGTTCCAGATGTTTGCTCAATAATACGAGCCCGACCAAAATTGTTGTTGGCTTCAATATATTGCCCGACATGATCGCTGGTAAAAACTGATCCGCTTGCCGTTAACGTAATTTGACCCGAGACTGCGGATGGGGTCAATGTAGCTGATGGTGTAGCGGTGGTTATTGTAAATGCAAATTTAGGAATACTTGAAAATGCAATATCACTTACAGTCCAAGTTGCGTCATTTGCGCCGCGTACAATTTTTATTGGCGTCATCGTTTCTTCAAACAATAACAACGTATCCGCCGATTGTGTGTACCATAAATTATCTAACCTAGAGGATGCGATGCCCTCAGTGACCCCAGACACACTCGATGACACGTCTAGGAAATCATCACTGCCGCCATTGATTGCCGTGACCTGGACACCATTTTTAAACACATACATCCGCCCCCCAGAGAAAACCATCATGTAGGTTTGTGTCGTGCTAAAAGTAAACGGCACCAATCGTATCCCATCTTCTGGAGATGCCGCAGAGGGTACGCTAAATACAAACTTTAGACCTGGCCGCCGTTCAACTGATCCTTGAGGTTTACACACAACGTTCCGCGCACGCTCCAATGCACTTTCATATTGCTGTAGATCAATCCGGCCTCTAAGCTCTGGATTAATTTCTCCGACTGCAAAGTTTGTTTGAACTTTTACAACTCTGGGCATAGCACTACAACGAAAGTCGAGAGTCGATTAATGGAAAGTCTTGAATAAAAGATGTGCCAGCCCCCATGCCATCAGTAGCCGCTGCCTGGCGAAAGTATCCACCGCGTCCACCTTCAGCCGGATAACCATAAGCTATTCGCTCCCAGTGTTGGGCTTTTTGTAATTGATCGGTCACAGGCTCAGCGATGTGCATAGCGATGGCGTATTTTAACAATTGCACAAAGTAACTAGGCATTTCAGCTTCCAGGGGCCGTTTTTGGTAATCAATAGTAATTGCATTTTGATCAGTAAATATTTCTGACCCATACACTTCCCAACCCGCTGTAATTGGCTGTGCCCCCACGGCAGATGAATTAAATACTGCCCTTGGTATCATTGATAATGAATCGCTGGGCATTGGGTAGGCAAAACTCCACTCGTTTATGGGAGCTGTACTCGACCTGGCTAAGTCCACTTTTACAATTGTGAAGCTCCAGGGGTACATAACTAAAACCATGTCTCGAATATTTGGGTATAATTCTGAACAGACGTTGGCTTGGATTGTGCCGTCTGTAAATGATGAGATAGTGTTTTCTCCAAGGAGCATCAAAGCGTGTGAGCAAATTGTTACGTCTGTGTCATTAACTGCCAACTGTTTAACTCCAAAAGTAAAACTGGCGGGGATAAGGAGACAAAACCCCCGCCAGCTCTAACGAACTAATTAGTCGCTATCTGTAGCACTTATTGCAGTACCATCTCCGGTATCGACTACGCCGGATGCATTACTTACAACCGGAGCCAGTGAATACGTTCTAGTACCCGCTGTCGATGCGTGAACGTAAATAATATCGCCCACTTTTAAGAGGTCAGATGCATCGTTAAAATATCCCGAAGCATCAATCGCGGTTTTTGCATCTTCAGATGCATATGACCACATTTGAGGAGCGGAGCCAGCCTTGGAGCCGCCGCCTATAAGATTTAAACCAGCTTTTAAATATGCCATTTTTAATTACTCCTACTATTCTCTGGCAGTTATTGAAACTATTGCGTTTGTATCTATGGCAATGCCACCCGCACTCAACATCACGTTGGTCAACCAAGATGCACGCTCTGGCACATAGTTGATTTCTGTTTTGAGGCTAATGCCTTCCGCATACCCAACACTGTCTTTATGCCAAGCAAAACAAGTCCTGTCGGAAGAGCCGTCTATTGCGAGACCGCCTTCGTCCATTGCGCCAATCATAATAACCTTAAAACCAAGGAAATTATCTATTCGGCCATCAGTCATTGCCTTGTGAAGCACATAGTCCTGTGATGCCGCTTTTTCTTCGCTCAACAATGAAGACAATCCATTGGCAGAGATAACCATGTAGCGGTCTCCAGCGGGGACATTTTTGTCATTCATTAGACGGGCACATTCTAAAACTTTAGCTACATTAATATTGGTATTTGATCCGCCAATACTATTTGCAACTGTGAGAGATGTGGAAGAGTTAGCAAGAGCATCGAGAACGATTTGATCACAACGTCTGCCAATTGCATTACCAAGAGTCTGCACTAATTCCTGACGCTCGTCATAATTGACTTTTTGCTGATCAAAAATTGATGTGTACTCTGGTGCCGCAAAATCTGACAAAGTTGCAGTCACGTTTGAATGAGTAATATTCAATGCTGTGATTTCACTCTGGGGAACGTGTAGACCCGCTACGCCAGAACTCATTTTTGGAAATTGAACAGTACTTCCCACTACGCCAGTGCGAGAACGGGTTGTACCAGATAGTTTACGAGTAGCTTGATAAGCGTGCTTAACTTCAGCCTCAAACTGCTTTGTAAAATTTGTAGATAAACTTACAGCCATTTTTTCGGTCCTTATCCGAGGGTTAAAATTTAAAATCGCTAACAGGTAGGACTTCAAAAGTCGGCTGTCGCATACCGCTGTGCGGCGTACAGACCAGGTCTCGAATTGACCGAGGGTGGGGTCAGTTAATTTATAAACATAAACTAATTATAAAGTCAAATGTCTAATTAAATATTTTAGTGTTGTGACAAAAAAATGCCCTCGCAAAAAAAGGGGATTACTGCGAGGGCGAGTTTACAGGGAGGTTTTAACCATATAATCGTTTAAAGTCCGCCGTCACTTTATTTCTAAATGCCGTATCTGATCGGTAACGTGGATCTGCCACCATTTCTTGTAATTCAGCTTCAGTGGGTACTGATTCTAAATCGGGCGTAGAGTTAACCGGGATATTTCTTTCCCCGTAATATTGACGCACGCGATTTAAAAATCGAATACCATTTGCGGTGCCGCCAACTATTTTAAACTCTTCGAAGTCTTCCGCAGTTAAGGCACCATTATTAACCATGCCTTCAACCCATTTGACTGTGCCATTTATTATTTCTTCGCCGTTGGGTCCGAGTTTGCCAATTTCAGTTTCCCGATCAAATTTAGCTTCTGGCTCGTCTTGCTCAGCCGGCGTTGCATCGAGTACAAGGCCGAGAACACTTTCTACATCGTCCTGTGTAAACCCGCGCTCAGATGCGAGAGTTTTAAATTTTGTCATTAACTCATCATCTTCGGCAATTCGACCATCCGCAAACTTCATATCGTAATTGCCATCTTCCGGTGCGTCATGTTTTCCGCTTCGCAATTTTTTATAAAGTTCTTGCTGGCTCTTTGCTAATCCTTCGTAATCTGCCCCCTGGTCATCGTCCCAAAAACGTTGCGGTAACCATTCCGGCCTCTCACCATTTGACTCTGGATCGATATGATCCAACTCTTCCACTTCAGTTTCTGTCTCTGGTTCAGTAATTTTTGCGTCATCCAATAACCCCTGGGGTTCTTCAACAGCAACTTCTCCTTCAGTTTCTTCAGCCATTATCTCCAGCCCTTTCACTTCTCATCAATAATTCCCGGATCAAAGTATTTTGACCCTCACGATAAAAACCAAAATCGGTTGTGTAACCAGGAGCCCAGCTTGGTTGCTGGAGATATGAGCCGACTAGCCAATCAAAAAGTTTTTTGCCGTCATCACTCTCATAGATCCGCCGAATACTGCGGTCTAGTTCTCCTTGAAATGTCTCCGATTCAATCTGGGGTAGTGGGCTATCTGCATTTACGCCATCCCACCCCGGCGTATTAATATCAATAATATCCGCCATTATTTTTTTGGTTTACTTTTTTTAGGAAATCCCGCTTTCATATTTGAATATGCTTTTGCGCTCACAGTACTTTTTGACTTGGGCCGAGAAGTACCGGCTTTTTTTCGGGCGTTCATGTTAGCGTATAATCCTTTACCTGGCATTATAATCTCCTTACTAGTTTGGTTGTGGTTCCATTTCACCTTCGGGTGGAGCCGCCATTTGCGCGGCCATCATTTGTTGCATCTCTTCTTCGAGTTGCTGTCTTTCTTCTTGTGTGGTCCTGAGTTCTGCGGGTATCCCCAACTTGTCTGCAACGTAGTCAGCAATGGCGTCCTGTTTTACAGTTGCTTGACCAACTGGTCCCATTCCCGCTGAAATCTGCGCCCATTGCATGACGTCTTGAATATCATCCATATTCTGCGCTTTTGCTAATGGCGATACTGGGATTACCCTAACTTCAAGGCCGTTAATACGTAGGGGTAAATTAATCAAACCCTGATCATCCATTATTTGCATGGATCGCCGAACGAGTGGGACCATAGTCTCAGTTATCAAACGCCCAAATGCGCTTCCTAGATTGGTAGCTAGTTCCCGCATACGCTCGACGATTTCTGTAGCACTTCTGGCACTCATGTTATCTGGCGGCAAACTGTCATCTAACAGCGTGCGTTTGATATTCATTCGTAAATCTTGCAAGACGATTTGTGTTAACTGTAAATCACCAGCTCTCGGCAGCGGTTGTAGGCTGGCTCCGCGTGGGCCGCCGTTGGATGCCACCGGAATAATTGCGCCCGGTACAACGCGAATAGTTTGCGGGTTCAATACGCCATCATCGACGGCGGTAAATACACCGGAAATATTTAACGAGGCGTTTTTAAGTAATAATTCTACGGCCTTGTTTAACGTGAGAATATCTCCGAGAGCTGAAACCACCGGACCGCGGCCCATGACTTCACCGCTGACTTTACTGAACCTGGAACATACCCAAGGTGAGTTTTTAAGAGCCCGATAAACCAGCATTGACTCGTTATTATCCGCAGATTTGTAACACACGTAATAGCCGTATCCGCCTTGCTCTACATTTAAAATTGTAGACTCTTGCAGATTAACCATCTCTTGAGGTTTATCTTGTTTTAATTTCTTGAGTACATCCGGCAATTCAGCTTCGGGCCAGATTTGTTCAATATTCTCTACTGCCACCCGCATTTTACGATAGACGTTTTCCACTGTGCCGTTTGGTCCCTCTTCGAGAGCGCAAAGATATTGGGGTATTGCCTGAAACCGAATAGGCTGTAGATCATCGCCGGGCTGGATCAACATGATCCCGGTCCCAACAGATAGGTCCATTAGGAACTCGCCCATTGCCAGATCAAAATTAGTTTGGCGAATAATTGAAAAGAATTTATCGGTATATCCCTGGAGACCGCCGCGGACATCTTCCATAGCTTCTGGCGGTATTTCAGTGCCGGGTAATAGATCCATCCAATCTTTATCCGGCGGAAACAATCCAGACTGCAATCTATTGGCAAATCTTTGGACTCCATGCACCGCAGTGGAATCAAACACTTGAAGATTTTTTATTCTGCCGCCCTGATTATCCTCATGGTATCCATCATATAGGTTACGTTGCGGCAAAGCATATTGATAGCATTGCTCATATAAATTCCGCCAGCCTTCTTTTTTCTGCCAGGCGGATTTATATCGTTTAGATAATTTCTCGGGAGATAGTCTCATCCAGTGTTGCCAGCTTGACTACGTGAGAAACTTGGTCCGAGTGTCGTTTGTGTAGGCACACCCAAGAATGGATTTTCACGATCCGCTAACAATGCTCTTACACCACCGCGCCGCTGTACTCGTTTTCGGCTGGCAATTTCTCTTTGCGATTGCGCCTCACGGGCTTCAATCCTTTTTTCCTGATCTTGCTGTGCTTTCACCATTGCTGGATCTGGACCTTGCACTGCGGGTGGTTTTGGTGCCGGAGGTGAAAATATTCTTGTGATTGCTGAAACTACGCCGCCCATTTTAAATCCTTGCCATCATAAAAAAATCGTTGCCATCTGGACCGAATTTCTGCATCCGACCCTCTGTTTTGAACTTAACAGACTGAGCCCATTTAACAGCCCGAACATTATGAGAATGTACACTGATCTGTAAACGAACAAGGTTTAGTTCAGACATAAATCTGTCTAACATTACACGGGCAGTGTAGTGAAAAGGCCGGGCATGATCTGCCAAACTGACATCGGTAATAAGCCAAGTTTCACCTACACCCGCCCATAATGGGATCACCCCAAATATGCAGATTGGTTTGCCTTTGTAGCAAAAGTAATAGGCGTGACCAATCTCAGCGTAAC